GGTCGTGCTGTCGCACCCAACGGCGTTCTCTGCTTCCGCTGTTGCGCACGCTGAAAAGGCGTTCGCTTCGATGTTTGCACCCAAGGGGCTTGTTTACGCTCCTGCGCGTGTGGAGGGCTGATCATGGCCGAAATCCTGCAATTTCTTTGGTATCTGGAAGAGGCGCCGAATTGCCTCGATATCCCGCCACCTCCGTCTGAAACGCGTAAACAGCCGCGCGTTCCGGCCGGGTGGGACGTCGTTGACACGTCCACCGAAACGGAGGGCTGAACCGATGAACGATTACCTTCGGGGGCTTATCGAGGCGGAGGCGCTATGCGTCGCCAAGCCCATGGCCTTTGCGTTCTCGGCTGCTGGCGAGATACGCGAGTTGATCGCGGCGGAGCGGAAACGCCTTGCGCCGATCGAGCGTGAGAATGCCCGCATCCGGAGGGCTATGGCGCCACGCGGCTCGGTTCAAAAGGAGGACTGACCCCATGGCACGCACTCTCCAAATTATCGCCACCTACCGTGCGCAGGACATCGAAAAGGCCCGTAATCTCAGGGACGCGATCAAGGCTGATGGCAGGTACGCCTGTCTCATCGGCGATACCGGGCGCGTGGGCGATTTGATCGTGCTGCAGGCGGAGTCGGCGAACGCTGGCATGGCATCCGGGCCGGTGTCGGCGGGAGGGGCCAGCCATGTCTAAGGGACCGGTTTACCTCGGTGACGGCCCCTCAACGCGATTCCTAGCTTACTGCATTACGAATACCGCAAGCGGCAAGCGATACATCGGAATAACCACGAGGTCTCTGAAAAAGAGGTGGATTGAACACATAGGCGCTGCGAAACGCGGAGGGGACACTTCCCTGCAACGAGCCATGCGGAAATACGGCCTGGATGTGTTTACAATCGAAGCGATAGCATCGAGCACCAGCCGAGAGAACCTTCTTCTGCTGGAGACCGCCCTGATATTGCAGGATGGAACGAACCGGAAATCAATCGGGTACAACCTTACCGCTGGCGGCGAGGGTTTATTTCAGATGATCTTCTCTCCCGATCATCGTGCCAAGATCGGCGCATCTAACCTCGGAAGAAAACACGGTCCAGAAGCGCGCGCTAATATGTCAAAGGCGCAAAAGGGCAAAAAAAGATCGCCCGAGGCGGCTAAAAAGAGTGCCTTAAGCCGCACCGGCCTTAAGCACAGCGAAGCCACCAAGATTAAAATGTCTACCGCTTTGATGGGCAACAGTCGCAACACGGGGAAATCCTTTTCGCTGGAACACCGACAAAAGATAGCAGCGGCCCTTATCGGGCACCCCGGTGCTGGGAAGGGCATTCCTCGGTCTGCGGAAACAAGGGCCAAGATCGCTGCCAGCCTTATTGGGATACGCCATTCCGATGCAACACGAGAGAAAATGCGGGTTGCGGCTCTCGCTAGATACAGAGGAGGCCAAGCCAATGGTTGACCACAAACAATATCTAGGCGATGGAGTTTACGTGAGTCACGATGGGTATCAACTGTGGCTACACGTCGGCGCGCACAACAATCCCCCGCTCGTCGCGCTGGAGCCGCAAGTGCTTGCTGCTCTCAACGAATACGCGCGCCAGATCGCCCGTGGGGATGCGTCCGGTGTCTGAGGGTATCCAGGTCGGCGCGGCCGTGCGCAGCAGAGTCTCACGCCGGTTGGGCAAGGTCATGCAGCCCCGCCGGCGCTTGGCACCATGGAAGGTGTTGGTCTTGTTCGACGGTATGGAACGGGCCGTGCCCATCGACACGGACGATGTGTCGTTGGTGGGCGCGAATTACGCTGCGGTCAAAGCGCGGGAGGCCGAGTATGTTTAGGCTGGTCGCGCTGCTTTACGCGCTGTTCCTTGGCGCGATTTTGCTGGATGCGCTCTACGAAGCGCCGGCCGGAAATTACGTGCTGGTTGCCTCGCGCGGTCATCACGCTCCGATTTCTGGTCAGGAGATAAGGCCATGAGCAACGAACGCGAGATACGTCAACGAGCCATGCGCCATTCAAGGATGACGCGCCTGATTATCGGCTTTCGTGGGAAGGTAGCGCTGCTTGAAAAGCAGGGGCTCATCGTCGGCAATCGCGATCCGCAGCGGAACACCTCTTTCGAGGGCGCTTACATGGTCGCGGAGCCGATCAGCGATCCGTCTCTGCTCCCAACCAAGGACTCAAGTCACGGCGGATACTGTGTCGTCGGTGACGATCTTCGTGCGCTGGTTGACGTGACCTTTGAACACTTCCACCCAACCGTGGAGACATCACAATGAGTAAGATGACAGCCGCCGAAGTCAGCGTCGATATCTCGGCGCTCCTTCGTTCCCGCGTGAGCCTGCTTTGGGTGGTTTCCCGCGAAGAGGCCCGTGTCGAGGGGTTTCTTTTCGAGGCCGCTGCCAGCGCTGGTTATTCGGCCAGATGCTGGGACGTTGCGCAGGGCGTGACCGACATGACGGGCAAGCCTCCGTCCCCCAATATCGGTAGCGCTGATCCTGGCGACACGCTGAACGCAATCAGCAATCGCGCACGCGGATCGGGCACCACATCAGACCGGTGCGTGTGGATCATGCGCGATCTTGCGCCCTGGCTGTCCGGCCCGGTCGGCATGACCACTGTGCGCCAGCTACGCAACCTCGCGCGGCTACTCCCGTCGGTGCCACGTGACCGGGCACAGGCGATCATCATCCTCACGTCCAGCGCGGAGGTGCCGCCTGAATTGTCCGGCCACGCCACCGTAATCGAATGGCCCTTGCCGGATCGGGGGGAGATCGCCCGGATCCTCGATGCGGCGATCAACGCCCTGCCGGCCGAGATGCAGGGGGCCGCTGCACTGAACGGTGCGCGGGATGCCGCGATTGATGCAGCCGTGGGGTTAAGCGCCGAGGAAGCGCAGAACTGCTTTGCACGCTCGTTGGTCCAGCATCGCCGGATCGATCCCCCGACCGTGGCGAAGGAAAAGAAGCGGGTGATCGCGCGTGAGAGGGTTCTGGAATGGCACGATCCATTGCCCGGCGGGCTGGATGCCGTTGGCGGGCTGGACGCACTCAAAACGTGGCTGGAGTCGAGGAAGTCTGCTTACAGCCCTGCTGCACGCGCTTACGGACTGCCTACACCGAAAGGCGCGCTGATCGTCGGCGTTCCGGGGACTGGCAAGAGTTTGACTGCCAAGGCCATTGCCACCGCATGGGGCGTGCCATTGCTACGCCTCGACCTTGGTGGGCTTAAATCCAAATTCGTCGGCGAGTCCGAAGGCAACTTGCGCAAGGCATTGGGGGTAGTGGAAGCGCTGGGGCGAGCGATTCTCTGGATCGATGAAATCGAAAAGGCGCTGGCGGGTGCCACGGGGAGCGCTGCTGATGGGGGTGTATCGGCTGATGCGCTTTCCACGATACTCGTGTGGATGAGCGAACGAGCCGGCGAAGCATTTTTGATAGCCACCGCCAACGACGCGAGCGTGCTTCCCCCTGAATTGCTGCGTCGCTTCGACACGATCTGGTCGGTTGATTTGCCGAACCACACCGAGCGGCAGCAAATCATCCTCGCTGCACTGCGCGCCCACAACCGCACCCCCGGCAATGACTTGTGGGCTTACGACGTCGCCAGCGCGACCGATGGGTTTACAGGCGCGGAGATCGCCGGTCTGGTTCCCGATGCCATGTACCGTGCATTCGCTGACAACGGCCGAGATATCGACGTGCAGGATATTTTGGACGCGACCATTTCTGTGGTCCCTCTCAGCAAGTCATCGTCCGAAAAGATCGACAAGCTTCGGGCTTGGGCTGTCGGCCGCGCCCGCCCCGCCACCACACCAGAAGCCGCTGGCGGTTCATCTGGCACCAGCCGGCTTCTCGACATCTGATCCCTGGAAAGGAGATCGCCACCATGAACGACGTTCGCGTTTCGACTATTCGTCCTGGCCTGCTCATAAGCCTTCGTACGGGTCTGAGCGGGAATATTCAGTACCGTGCTCAGGAGATCGAAGCCGATCACATCGACCCGGCGACCGGCGCGCGCGTGGCCAAATGGGAAACCGAGCGGGTGATTGCCGACCCTGCCGAGCACGAGCGGGCCGTGAAAGCCCGCGGCAAGGCGCGCTCCCTCATTACCTCGGTGTGCGCTCAGTCAGCGTTCGGCCTGCTTTGCCCCGCGGCGGACGAAGATAAACTCCATGCGGCAGTGCGTGAGGCACGCATCGTGGCCGAGGACTTCAACACCACGGCAAGCCTGACCAACATCGCGGTCAACGTGATCGTCGGGCGGATCGCGGCGGATGACGTCGAGGCTGTCCGCGCCATCAACAGCGAAATCAGGGAACTGCTGGCGCAGATGGAGCGCGGTCTACGCAACGTGGACGCCGGCGTGATCCGCGAAGCCGCCAACAAGGCGCGCGCCCTGTCCACCATGCTGTCTCCTGACGCAGCGAAGCGGGCGCGGGTGGCGATCGAAGCGGCTCGGATCGCGGCCAGGCAGATCGTCAAGGCCGGCGAGACAGCAGCGATCGAGGTGGATGCCGCGGCGATCGAGGCGGTTCGCACTTCGAGATTGGCATTTTTGGATCTCGATGACGCAGCGGAGATGCAGGAGCCCGAATCCCGCGCGGCCGCGCTGGACCTGGATACCGAGACCGCGCCGTTGGCAGTCGAGCGGCCCGCAGTCAGCTTGTTCGCTGACATCGAATTGGATTGAAGGAGGACACGACGATGCCTTGCGATGTGACTCGTCGCCCGAACCAGACCCTTGACCAGCGCAAAACCGAGGTCCGCACCGCGATTGCTGCCCTGTCTGCGGCACTCGCCGCCGGCCGGGCCAAGGCGATCGTTTCCAAGGCTACGGGCAGCGTCGCTTTCAGGGGGTGGCCCGAAGGCGAAAACGCCCGAGTTACCGATTCTTGTGCGTACCGGATGCTTCTCATAAGCGGTTCAGCCTTGGCTAAGGTCGCGATCCAGCGGGCGGAGCAATTGGCCGGACGCACGGTGGATAGGCAAGCGCTGACCGCCGGCTGGCACAGTCACAACGGTGGTGAAACTTGGCACAAAGGGCACTGAACCAATGACCGCACGCATTACCGCGACTCGCATGGCCGGGAAAGATCATGCCGTCCACACGGTCGAGGGCGGCCGTGGGACATACCGCCGCTCGCCGTGCGCAACCTGTCCATGGCGGAAAGATGCTGTAGGCGAGTTTCCGGCCAGCGCGTTCCTGCATGCTGCCAACACTGGCACCGACGGCGCGCATTTCTCGTCCGATGCCATGAACACGTTCGGGTGTCACAGTTCAGGTCTGACAAAGCCCGCGACGTGTGCCGGATACATCCTACGCGCTACCGATGCGATCGGATGGAGACTGGCTCTTGCCATAGAGAAGTTCGACCCGGCGAAGGTGGACGACTGCGGGCTCGACTTGTTCGGCTCCTACTACGAGATGGCCGTCGCTAATGGTGTTCCATCAGACGATCCAACTATTTGCCGCTTGCAAGCCTTGGCGAGTGATGACGCGCCATGAGCCGCCCGC